CAACCGTGTGCGTAAAGATGCGCCTATGCAGATCGTACTGGCTACGTTATTTGATGACATTGCTGCGAGCCTGACTCATGCAGCAGACGCACTCAGGAAACTGTGATGCGCTCTGGCTACGGTAGAAAGGACTCACGCTTACCTGATGTTGAGAAGCAGATCATTATTGAAGAGACTTTGTATCTACTAGAGTTTGGCTATCGGCCTGATGACGCTGACATCATTAAACTTGGAATGTCCGTAGCGTTTGATAAATACACGCCAGAGGATTGGATCAGAATTTGCGACGAGACTCTTCGCTGGCATTGCAAAAACTTTTATGAACTAGGACTACAGCATTATGAAATCTCTAAAGACAATTCCAAACGTAACAATCATGGAGCAAAAAAACGCACTGATGCTGATTGCTGATGACAATTTTTGCATCAAGGCAATACAGAAATCCAAGTCTGCTAGCTGGCGATTTGACTGGACATTTAAGGAAGAAGGATCTGAATTTGTGCCAAAGAAACCAGAGCATTTTGAACTTAGAAAGATTGTTTCAGATCATCTGAATGAGCTAAAGATCAAGAAACGTCCTGCCTGGAAAGGAGAATAATCATGGGCATCTTCCGCACGTTTAATGACTTCTGGGAAGGATTGTCAGAAAGCAGCAAGATCAAGATGAACAAGGCTGACGTTGAATTCGGCTACATGGCTTCGTCGCTGAATATCAAGCAAGCGCGTTTACAGGGCCGTAGAGAAGCATTGAAAGAGCTAGTGTATGAACTAGACAGCACAGACCGATTCCATGAGCGTGATCTGGTGCAAGCATTTTATAAGACTGACGTAAGTTACATCGAGGAGTAAAACATGAAGAAGATCAAAGAATATGTCCTTGGCTGTGCATGTGTCCTGCTAACACTGACGCTCATCTACATGGCGTTTGTAGGCCCTAAGACTGTTGAGATTGACGAAAAGCACTTTAACTGCACCCAGACTGGCACTAAAGGCATTGAGGCAACATGTACCCAGTATACGGCTGTCAGTTGGCTTAAATGAAGACCTGCACTGCATGTGGCGTATCTAAGCCATTGGACGCATTTGGCTGGCGATACAAAGGAGTCAAGAAGCCGTATCAGGAAGCTAGATGCAAAGCATGCAGAGCAAAAGCAAATACGTTGATTAACAGACGCGCTAGAGAGGCTAGAGAAATGCAGGCGTATGAAGAGACTGAACCGCCTTGTGATATGTGTTTTAAGCAATTAAGCTGTGCAGCCGAATGCGCTAGTTTTAGAACTTGGGAGGAATATGGAGTATGAACGCAGCACCGAAGAAGATTTGGATGAGTACAGATGCTCATGCTTGGGCTATGGAGGACGATATTTTCAATGTCCCTTACATCCGCGCAGACCTAGTGGATGGGTTGGTTAAGGCGTTGGAAATGTGCGTGAAGCACTTGGACGCTGATGGAAATCTATGGAGTAAGGAAGAGCAAGCAATGGCGATAGCCGCGCTGAAAGCGTTGGAGGAAGAATGAGTAATTTTGCATGGATATGTTTAGCGGTAGTTGTATCCGTATGCCAAGTGTCTATCAACGTAAAAGAAGTTGAACTAGCAAAGATCCAAGCGGGGTGTAAGCCATGAACGACAAAGAACTTTTAGAACTCGCGGCGAAAGCGGCGGGGATTGAATACGATGTTTACGGAAATGATTTCTATATTCCAGAAGGCGAAGAATTCCAAAGACCTTGGAACCCCCTAGCCGACGATGGTGACGCTCTGCGCCTTGCGGTGAAGTTGAGTATTGATCTTTTGTTTATGCCCGAACAAGAGCTGGTTTACGCGGACGGGACTCCCGAAGAATGCAGATTTAGCGACGACCCCTACGCCGCAACCCGTAGAGCCATCGTCAGAGCCGCGAGTGAAATTGGCAGGGGGATGGAATGAGTGAGTTTGCTTGGTTTGTTATTGGTGCAATCGTTGGAGCTGTAGGAGCGGTTTTGTATCTACTTTGGAAATTGGGTGCGGGTAAATTATGAGTAAATTAAAAACGACTCCGGGGCCTTGGTGGACAACGCGGCACGGAGAATGGATTGCTGGCAGAGACCCCGATGTAGGGGAAATCATTGTCGCAAAAACAGAAGGCCTTGATTGGGAAGCCAACGCCTGTTTAATCGCCGCGATTCCTGATATCCATGATGCAGCGCAAGCTGTTGTCGAGCGTTGGGATAGTCCGTTATGGAAAGATCTACCGCACACAAAAGAATACATAGATAAGTTAAGAGTCGCCCTAGCCAAAGCCAGAGGTGAAGCATGAGTACCGCAACCGAATTACTAACAAGGGCTTATGAGGCGTTGGACAGGTTTGCCATATACGATGATCTGCGAGATGAGATTGAGGTTTTCCTCGCCGCCGAGCCAGAAGCGGACAAATGCAAACACAGAATTGCAGACGCAAGGAATCCTGTAGTTCAAAGCGGGTATGTATGCGTCGATTGCCATGCGTTATTTCAAGCGGCAGATCATCAGTCACCCAAACCCTCGCCAGCAAGGAAGCCGATGACGACGGAGGAGATCAAAGAAACGTGCGATGGGATAGGAATCAACCACTCAGACCCAGACTCAATAGACCTACAGTCACGCTGTAGAGGAGACAAACTATGAACGCATTAATCCTAGCCTTAGCGCCAATTGTCACATGCTATAACTATGGAACTGTCACGCAATGCTCAGATGGCACAATTGTCTATCGCTATGGCAATCAAATGCAGATAGAAACGTTTAATCAACAGCCTTCCAGACAATTAGAGCCGCAATTGCCAGCCACACCAGCAATAGAATCAATACAGCCATTTGACTCAGGTCTTAGAATGCTTGAGCCATTCAAATAAATGATCGAAGCCAATGAAGAGAAGAACTGAGAACACCATGCCAAAGAGAAATTTAGCGGTCTTAGACATAGCAGCTAGCTTCTTGAGCTCAATAAGTTCTTCTTTTGTCAGGCTATTGCTAGTGTCAATAACGCGCAAAGAATCATCGTCATGGCTCATCTTTGCGGTCCTTAACAAAAATGCCAATGGCCGCAGCGACAGACATACCGGCAGTAACAATAGCGCCTTGCAGATCAGGAGAAATTTGAACGCCAAGCGCAATCAAGAGATAGCAAATACCACGCCAAGTGCTAGGTTCATTCAAAGCAATTCCAAATTGTTTCATGACTATCCCCTAATTTTTTGTGCGAATATATTGTAACGCAAGTTCTACGCCAAAGTTTGCAATAGATTTAGTCAATTTAAGACCAATCACTTCTAGCTCATCTAGTACGCCAGTACGCTTTTCTGCGCCAGATATTTCTTTATCAGCCCATCTCTCTACAGAGGCAACAATCCGTACAAAAACATCTGATCCAATCAGAAGATCAGCAAGCTGTTTAATCAAGAACGCTAACAAAGTGTTCATATTTTTCCTAGTTGAAAGTGCATACCATCTGGACGCTTCCAGCGACCGCCCCATTCAAATCCCGCATCAGTAAAACACTGAACGAATTGTGCAGACAAAGTTGGAGGCTTATTAAATCCGTTCCAAGCGGCATTGAGATCGACTGCAATGCCCCATGAATGTAAGCTAGAAGTTGATCCGCCAACTTTTTTCCTGATGTTAAAGCATCCGTTCCATGTCTTTAACTCATTAACGCAACCAGTAGTGATGAGATTCTTAAACGCATGAGCTAACGGATCGTTCATGATTTTATTGCAATAAATCCGCTTTGGAATGACTCCAATCTCTAACTCTGCTGGCACATCCCAGAGATTCATGAACTTAGATTCATTTGCGCTAGGATCGCCCCATTTTGCTAGACAATCTTTTGCAGTAATCATTCACTTGCTACTGGATTAGATGAAACATCTATCTTTGAAGCCATCATAGCTTCAGCAATCTTTTTTGCTAACGCATCAATTGTTTCCTGATCTGAGTTTTCTATAGAAACTGCATCAGACTGAACAATTTTTTTCAACATTGGATAACCAGGCTTATCAGGATCAGGAACGATCTCATGTCCAGCCACCTGTCCATCAAGCAATAATTCATAATCATCGTTGCGTATCTGAATGCAATCATTTGGCACTGATGCGTAATCAATGTCTTCAGCGTAAAAGCCTTGCGTAAATGCTGAGTAACGCATGATTAGTACCCTAATGCAATGTAAGAAACAGGATTAGTAGAGCTACAATACGCCGTAAATGCAGTGGTTGTCAGGTTATTTGCAGACGTTGCAAGAGCTGGATTTCCCACCATTGTTGTTACAACAGTAAAGCATTGCGTAGGGAACGCGGTTGCAAACGTCACAGTTGTTCCAGCAGCGGATGCCGTCCCTTGACCAAATTGAACAATTAGTCCATTTGGAAATTTAATGTATTTTGTTGATGATGGACTTGGCAAAGTAAATCCACCAAAGGAGAACTTTGCAGATGCTCTGTTGTAGTTAACACCAATGCCACCATCAGTAGAGGTAATGCCCCAGTCAGTTGCATTGTTGTAAAGATAAGCGTCATTAACGGTTGCAGCTTTCGTGACAAGATACGCAGTCTGACCGGCAGTTCCAGTAGCAGAAAACGTATTTGTTGCAGCATTGGTCGCTGTGGTCGCATTAATAGGCCAAGTATTAGAAGATGCAGTTGTGTCATAAGACCAAAGCAACTCATTATTGGTGATGTTATAGTCCATCCACATGGTTCTAGCACTACCTGATGCCGCTGAACCAGCCTGTATAGCTACAGGAATTGATGAGACAGGACCAGTCTCAATAAATCCGTATTGGACGCTTACAAGCAAATTGCTAACAAACTGTCCATAGTCAGGCGAAACTAGAACACTAGTGTATCCAGCAGAATAACTTGACTCAACAGTAGTGGCATAATTAGTTGTACCATCAGAGTTAAGCATCTTTATTCTACGGCCCTCTAGAAAAATGGCGCGTTGATCGCCAGGTACATTAAAGGTCGTAGTGTTGTAGTAAACAGCAGTACCGGAAAATGCTATCCAATTTTGAGAAGTATCAGCACCAGGTTCATACACACCAGAAATGTTGTCAAACGTACTGATAACAATCCCATGCGTCTGACCGTATTCTGGCGGACCTTCAAGCACCATCTTGTAAGAAGATCCGGCAGTAAGCCAGATTTCCCCGCCAGTCTCACCACGCGCATTCAACTGAATCGGATTAGTCCATGCAGTGTCTGCTACTGGAGTCGTATATGCCAGCAAAGGAGTAGACGTTCCAGCCTCATAGAACCAGATCAGACCGCCAGCTAAAAACGT